GAAGAAGCACTCAACGAAGAAATCAGTCGTGGTGTTCAATTGATGCGCGAATTGAATGAACACAAAAAGCACGAAGCAATTTATGAAGCATGTGAAGGATTATCGCAGACGCAAGTAGAAAAATTAAAGACACTCACAGAGGGTGTTGAATTCACTACTGAAGAAGAATTTGCAGAGAAGGTTGGTACATTGAAAGAAGCCTATTTCAAGTCAGACGTTAAAGTTGCAAGCAATTCTGCACTAGATGATGAACTTCTTGTTGAAGATGAAGAAGTCAAACCTGTAAGGTATGATGACCCTTCGATGGAAGTTTATGCAAAAACAATTTCAAAAACTGTTATCAAATAACATCTATTTCAAATTAGGAGACTAAAATGTATTTAACTGAAGAGTTACAAAAGAAATGGGCACCTGTTCTGGAACATCCAGAACTTGAATCCATTAAGGATCCATACAAACGTGCTGTTACAGCCCTTGTTTTGGAAAATCAACAACAAGCTATGCGTCAAGAATCTCAGGCACTTAACGAAGCACCTAGCGTTGCTGGTCCTTCCAACGTCACCGGTGGTGTTTCGAACTTTGATCCAATCTTAATCAGTTTGGTTCGCCGTGCATTGCCTAACTTGATTGCTTATGACGTTGCTGGCGTTCAGCCAATGACAGGTCCTACAGGTCTTATCTTCGCAATGCGCGCTAGATACGACACTCAGTCTGGTACAGAAGCATTCTTCAATGAGGCTAACACAACATTCTCTGGTAAACTTAGCACAGTTTATGGTTCGGGTATTAATGATACTGCAAACAATTTCTCTAATACCACAACTAATGCTACCACAACAGGTGTAGGATTACCAACAGTTAATGCTGAATTCTTGGGTGCAGCTGACTATGGTACTGGCGCTAACGTGTTCCAACAGATGGCATTCTCTATCGAGAAAGTTACTGTTACTGCACAATCGCGTGCTCTTAAAGCTGAATATTCGTTAGAACTCGCACAAGACTTGAAAGCAATTCACGGTCTTGATGCTGAGACAGAATTGTCGAATATTCTTTCTACAGAGATTCTTGCTGAAATCAATCGTGAAGTTATTCGTACAATCTATAACAACGCTGTTGTTGGTGCTCAGTACGGTACTGTTACTGCTGGTCTTTTCGACTTAGACACAGACTCGAACGGTCGTTGGTCGGTTGAGCGTTTCAAAGGGTTGATCTTCCAAATCGAGCGTGATGCAAACGTCATTGCAAAACAGACTCGTCGCGGTAAAGGTAATGTGTTGATTGTTTCTTCTGACGTTGCCTCTGCAATGGCAATGGCTGGAGTTCTTCAGTACACACCAGCACTTCAGTCGGATCTTCAAGTTGATGACACAGGCAATACCTTCTGCGGTTTATTGCATGGACGCATCAAAGTGTATATCGATCCATACTTCGGCGGTTATACAAGCAACCAAGAACTCGTCACAATCGGTTACAAAGGCACTTCGCCTTATGACGCTGGCTTGTTCTATTGCCCATACGTTCCTTTACAAATGGTTCGTGCAGTTGACCAGTTCACATTCCAACCTAAGATTGGATTTAAGACTCGTTACGGCATGGTTTCCAATCCATTTGCACAAGGTATTACTGCCGGTAACGGTGCATTGACTGCTCGTTCGAATGTTTACTATCGCCTCTTTGGTGTTAGAAACTTAATGTAATTGATGAAATCACCATAGAGTGATTTTTAAAGAGGAACATTTCTGTTCCTCTTTTTTTGTGATAATATTTTATTACAATTTAATTATAAGGAGTTAATAATGGCACATACAGTAACAGTTTCGATCTCGACAGAGCAACATGAATTCGATAGTTCTGTTGTTTCAGGTGGTATTAGAGTTAGTTTAGGTGATAATCGTGTACAATTTTTATCACATGCACCATATGAGGCTATTTTCGCAAATGTTGAAGCTGGCACTTACGTTGTAACAGCAGTTGCAGTTGATGCACAAGGTATTGCAATTAGTGAACCAATCACAGGATCAGTTACAATTGAACCCGATGTTGCACAACCAGAAGTGACAGCAGTTGTTGTTCCTAATGTTGTGTTAGATGTTCCAACTTCATTAATCGTTACAGTATCGTAATGTTATTTCAATTTATTAAATGGATTATCAATTTATTTTTTCCAAGAAAAGTTAAAATTGATATTCCAGTGGCGATGAAAATAAGAGTTTAATTCGAAGGGGATCTTTTGATCCCCTTTTTTTATATTATAAATATCTAGTGCAATATTACAAGATAAAGTGATCAACTATGACAGTAACTACAAGATCCCCGGAAACCACAGATTTACTACAACCCACAAAGTATCTATTAACTTTTGATAGAATACCTACGGTACAATATTTTTGTCAAGAAGCAAACTTACCAGATATTAGTATTGGACAAGCAGAATTTGCTACACCCATTTTAAATTTAAATTTTCCAGGTACCAAAATTACATACGGTTCATTTGATATCACTTTTATTGTCGATGAATCTTTATCTGCATGGAATGAATTGTATAAATGGTTTCGATCTATTGCTTCACCAGAATCGACAGATGAAAGAAAAGAACTATCAGAATTGCAAAAAATGTATGCACAAAGAAATAGAAAGTATAAATTTCAATCTGACGGGCATCTAACATTACTTACAAATCTTAACAATATCAATGTTAGAATACAATTTTTTAACATGTTTCCAACGTCTTTATCAGGCATATCTTTTGACACCAAACTGTCATCAGAAGACGTTATAACCTGTAGGGCATCGTTCACTTACGATTATTTCAATATAGAACCACTATAAATATTTCATCTTGACTATACATATATTATGGAAAATATCGAACAAATACTCAATCATTGGGAAAAAGATTCTGTCATAGATTCGACAGAACCCGGAAAAGAACTTATCCGTATACCCATTTTACATAACAAATATCTTACAATTTTAATCAAACATAAATTGGCATCTAAAAAGGCCAACTTTGATTATCTTCGCCTTAAAAAAGTAAAATGGGAATATTACAATGGAAAACTCTCAAGAGAAGAGTTAGAAGAACACGGATGGGAACAATTTAAATTCACATTAAAATCTGATATCACAACATATTTGGAATCAGATAATGATCTAATTCGTTTACTTGAGAAAAAAATCTATCATGAAGAAGTTATTACGATGATTGAATCTATCATGAAAGAATTGAATTCTAGAACTTATCAGTTAAAAGATTTTATTTCGTGGGAAAAATTTATCAATGGCAACTGAGCTGGTAATTTCAAAAAAGAATGAAGTATTCTTAAAGATAGAATGTGAAAAACATATTTCACAAGAACTATCTGAATACTTTACCTTTTTTGTACCGGGGCATCAGTTTGTTCCGGCGTTTCGTAAGAAGATTTGGGATGGCAAAATTCGTTTATGGAACATGAGTTCATCACAAATTTATTACGGTCTGATAAATTATATTAAAGAATTCTGTGCAGAGAGAAATTATACATTCTCTTTCGATGATCCTAAACTAGAAACGGAAGACGAATTTAGTATATTCGAAGCGCAGAAATTCGCACATAATATGAATTTACACTCTTCTAATGTACCAATAGAGATACGAGAGCACCAGATTAATGCATTTGTACACGCGATGCAAAGTCGCCGTGCATTACTTTTGTCACCTACGGCGTCAGGCAAATCACTCATTATCTATCTATTGGTCAGACAATTTCTATCTTTTCAAAATCTCAAAGGTTTAATTATTGTACCAACAACATCATTGGTCGAACAACTCTATTCAGACTTTGCAGATTACTCTTCTCACAATGGGTTTTATGTTGATCAATATATACATAGAGTGTATCAAGGAAAAGATAAAGTTTCAGATAAAAAATTAATTATCTCAACTTGGCAATCTTTATATCAAATGCCCAAGGAATATTTTCAGCAATTTGATTACATTATAGGTGATGAAGCACACCTATTCAAAGCACAATCTCTGACAACAATATTAACATCATGCACCAATACAAAATATCGTATTGGTTTGACTGGTACTTTAGACGGAACAAAAACACATAAACTTGTACTAGAAGGATTATTTGGTGCAGTCAAAAAGGTAATAACAACCAAAGAATTAATTGACAAAAAACAAGTTTCTAATTTTGAAATAAAATGTTTAGTTTTAAGACATTCAGATGAAAATTGTTTAATTCTTTCAAATAAAAGTTATCAAGAAGAAATAGAATATCTTGTTGAAAATGAACACAGAAATAAATTCATTAAAAATTTAACTATAAGTATGAATAGGAATACATTGGTTCTTTTCCAATTAGTTGACAAACATGGTAAAAACCTTTATAATATGATTAAAGAATCTGAGAGAATAGGAGACAGAAAAGTATTCTTTGTTTATGGCGGAACAGAAACTAAAGACAGAGAGGACATAAGAAGTATAATGGAAAAAGAAACAAATGCAATAATTGTGGCATCATTTGGCACTTTTAGTACTGGCATCAATATTAAAAACCTCCACAACATTATATTCGCTTCTCCGTCAAAGTCAAGAGTTAGAAATTTACAAAGTATTGGCAGAGGACTAAGACAATCAGAAGGCAAAGAAATAGCTACACTATATGATATTGCTGATGATCTTGTTCACAAAAAACAGATGAATTATACACTTAGACATTTTGTGGAAAGAGTAAAAATATATACGGAAGAAAAATTTACATTTAAAATCTACAAAATAGGATTAAAAAATGAATGATGTAAAAATAGTGAGATTAAAAAACGGTAACGATGTTATAGGGTTTGTAACCGAAAAACTTGATGGATCATTATTCATTATGGAACCTATGGAAATTACTATACACACAGAAGGTAAATATTCTGGTTTGATATTGAAAAACTGGTTGCCTGCCAGCTTAATTAAGTTGAATGAGGCAACCATCAAAACAGAAAACATCATCTGCATTATGGAAGCAAATGAAGAATTTTCAAAATACTATAGTAACTCGGTAAGTGTCTTCAACGAGAGAATGAAGTTAAAAGACACCATGTCTAAAATGAAAGAAGAAGAAGTAGATGCGATGATGGAAGCTTATAATGAACTATCATCGGAAGAACATATAATACATTAACTTTAAACCAGGACATAGACAACTCTACACGTTGTCAAGCGAAATGTCAACAACTTTTATGGTAAACAATATGGCAAAACAAAAACATTACATAAACAATGAAGATTTTCTCAAGGCATTGACGGAATATAAACTAGCATGCCAGACCGCAGAAATGCAAAACAAACCTGTCCCTGCGATTCCTAACTACATCGGTGAGTGTTTTATGAAGATATCTGAAGGGTTATCTCATAAACCAAATTTTATTAATTATACATATCGTGATGAAATGATTTCTGACGGCATTGAAAATTGTTTAATGTATTTCAATAATTTTGATCCTGAGAAGTCAAAAAATCCATTTGCCTATTTCACACAAATCATATATTATGCTTTCCTGCGAAGGATTCAAAAAGAAAAGAAGTACCTATATGTCAAGTACAAATCTACCGAACAAAACGGTATATTGGATGAATTCGATATGCTTGATATGGAAAATGGTACTGTAAAGCAATTTGAATTGTATGACAACATCTCCGAGTTCATAGAAAATTTTGAAGATGTTCAAAAGAAAAAAAAAGAAACTAAAAAGATTGTACCTAAACTGAAAGGGTTAGAACAATTTATGGAGTAAATATGAAAGTAGCGTTAATAACTGACCAGCATTTTGGTGGAAGAAATGACTCGTTGCATTTTTTAGATTATTATGATAAGTTTTACACAGAAACATTTTTTCCTACAATTGATCAAAATAATATCACTACTGTGTTAATTTTAGGTGATACTTTTGACCGTAGGAAATATATTAATTTTTATTCTTTAAAAAGAACTAAAGAAATGTTTTTTGATCCTCTCTTTAAAAGAGGCATCAACGTACATATGTTAGCTGGAAATCATGACACATATTTCAAAAACACAAACAGTGTAAATTCAATTGATTTATTGTTAAGTGAATATGATAATATTAATGTAATTGATTCACCAAAAACAGTTAATATTAATTCAGTTGAAGTCTGTATGATTCCTTGGATTTGTGCAGAAAATTATAATGATTCAATTAAACAAATTGAAAATACACAAGCAGATATTTGTATGGGTCATTTTGAAATTGAAGGGTTCGTTATGCACCGCGGTGCAATTTGCGAAGATGGTTTAGATAGAAATATTTTCAAACACTTCGATACAGTTTTTTCTGGACATTATCATCATAAATCAAAACAGAATAACATACAATATTTGGGTAATCCATACGAGATGACTTGGATCGACTATGGTGATGAAAGAGGATTTCATTTATTTGATTTGAAAACAAAAGAATTGGAGTTTATTAAAAATCCAAATATCATGTTTCATAAAATAAAATATGATGATAAGAATGAAACAATAACTCAGATAACTGGTAAAGATTTGAAAAAATATACAAGTAAATATGTTAAAGTTATTGTGGAAAATAAAACAAACCCACATCTATTTGACAGGTTTCTAAACAACCTGTATGATGTAAATCCTATTGATATCAATATCGTAGAAGATTTTACCGAAACTTTTGAGTCCAGTTTGGATGAAGTCGATCAAGCGGAAGATACCATTACTATAATTAATAAGTATATTGACGGTATGAATTCTGATAGTATCGACAATTCCAAATTAAAAATTGTAATGAGAAAACTTTATTCTGAAGCCTTAAATACCGAACAAATATGATAAAATTTGAAAAAGTCCGGTGGAAAAATATACTTTCCACTGGCAACGTATTTACTGAAATTGACCTTTGTAGGTCCACAAACACTTTGATTATTGGCAGCAATGGTGCAGGTAAATCTACTATTCTAGATGCACTTTGTTTTGGTCTTTTTGGTAAACCTTTTCGTAAAATCAATAAACCAAATCTATTGAACTCAATCAATCAATCTCACGGTGTTGTTGAGGTTGAATTTACTATTGGTAAAAAAAGTTATAAAGTTGTTCGCGGCATTAAACCGAATGTATTTGAAATCTATTGCAACAATGACCTCTTGAATCAAGATTCAAAGTCAAAAGATTACCAAGAACAATTAGAAAAAAGTATATTAAAATTAAATTTCAAATCTTTCACACAAGTTGTTATATTGGGGTCGGCATCATTTGTTCCGTTTATGCAACTATCTCCGGCAGATCGCCGAGCCATTATTGAAGACCTTTTAGATATTCAAATCTTTTCTTCGATGAATGCGATTCTAAAAGAGAAATCTTCAGAACTGAAGGAAGTCACATCGAAAAACAAATATAATATTGATTTGACAGAAGAAAAAATTGAATTGCAGAAACATAATATCGAAGAACACAAAAAACATAACGACATTGAAATTAAAAAGAAAGAAGATGAAATCACAGAAAGTGAAAAAGAAATAGAATCATGTGAAAAAGAAATTAATAATATTCAGAGTAATATTGAAATTTTGTTAAAGTCTATTGAAGATAAAACTCCAAATGAAAAGAAGATAGGTAAATTGAATCAGTTAGAATCTAAAATGGACGATAACATAAAAAAGAGCAAAAAGGATATTTCATTCTATGAACAAAATGACAACTGCCCAACCTGTAAACAAGGAATTGGAGAAGAATTCCGAAACAATCAAATCTCTGAAATCGAGAAAAAAATCGATACTCAACAAAAAGGGCTTGAACAAATTAAGGAGGAAATTGTTAAACTCGACAACAGAATGAAAGATATACAAAAAATAAATTCTGAAATATATAAAAATAACAATGAAATAATACAAAATAATTCTACGATTAAATCTTTAAATGAATTTATCAAAAAACTTAAAAACCAAATAAGTGACCTTTCAAATAAAAAGAATAATTTGGAAGATGATAATTCAAAACTAAAGAAATTAAAAGAAGAACTGGAAGCTTTGATTTCTGAACAACAAGAACTGACTATCGAAAAACAATATTATGAATATGCATCTACTTTGTTAAAAGATAACGGAATTAAAACCAAAATCATCAAACAATATTTGCCTATCATGAATAAATTGATTAATAAGTATTTGACAGCGCTGGACTTTTTTGTCAACTTTAATATTAATGAGAACTTTGAAGAAACGATTAAATCTAGACATAGAGATGAGTTTAGTTACGATAACTTTTCGGAAGGTGAAAAGATGCGTATCGATTTGGCATTGTTGTTTACATGGCGACAAATTGCTAAATTAAAAAATTCGACAAATACAAACCTATTAATTTTGGATGAAGTATTTGATTCTAGTCTTGATTCTGTTGGTACAGAAGAATTTTTAAAACTGATGGGTGAGATGGGATCAGAAACAAACATATTTGTCATTTCACACAAAGGTGATCAACTGTTTGATAAATTTAGAAGTGTAATTAGATTTCAAAAGAAAAATAACTTTTCTGAGGTGGTGCGATGAGTAATATATTAGTTTTTGATACACAAAAAGAAGGGTATGGATTAGAACCTCCAAAACCTCCAAAAATTGCTAATTTTAAATTGGTAGAAAATCAACACCCGATATTAAGAGAAGTTTTACCCGAATTTGATTTTACTAACCCTACTGTTAATCCTAATGCATTTGCTTCTGCACTTGTTGAAACTTGCAAACAAGAAAATGGACTTGGATTATCCGCAAATCAATGTGGATTTAAACACAGAGTTTTTGTTATGGGTGCAAAAGAACAATATGTGGCATTTTTTAATCCAAAAATAATTTGGCAATCGGAAGAAAAAGTTAAAATGATGGAAGGGTGTTTGAGTTTTCCATTATTGGCATTGAGCATTGAAAGACCGGAAACTATAGAAGCAGAGTACCAAGATTTTAACGGTGTGAAAAGAGTGGTAAAACTAAATGGTCTTTCCGCACGTTGTTTTCAACACGAACTTGACCACATGAACGGAATACTGTATACTAGTAAGATCGGATCCGTCAGTCTTAAAATGGCTATGGACAAGAAGAAAAAAATTATGCGAATGATGAAGGCAAAAAATGGCAACACCGGTTGAATATGTCGATAAGCAATGGTCTGAATGGCAAGAAAAAAATAAAGATGTACCAGTTAAACATATTGATGAACAAGAACTCAAAAAGGTTTTAATTGATGATTTGACTTATGCATCCAAAATGGATGTGCGCGAATATACCCTTTACCAAAAATGGTGTGAAGTCAAAGAAAGATATCCTGTAAACGAAGTGTCCACATTGTGGGGCGATGAGTTGCAGATGGTTTATCCAGAACAAGAAAAACTTATTAAAGAAGTTAAATCTAATTTTTGGATTCCAAATGAGCCAGACGATTACGCAAAACTTTATCCTGTAATGCAAATTTATAATGGTGAATTGGCAGAAACATGGAATGCAATTCGTACCTTTTCATCGACAATGAAAAACAATTCGAATATTGGTCGAAATCTTTTCTATACAGTAATCGATCAACAATCTGGCAAATACTTAGGCGTCATCTG